AATGAAAAAAATCAAGACAAATTTTAAAAAAGCTAAGGTTCAAGCTTTCACTTTGGTAGAAATGTAGGTTACTAAAATTATTTATACTTTCCACTTAATAACAATTCTATCAGCTGTTACCTGAACCTTGTTTATAATGCCTCTAACAAGCACCTTCTGCTTTTCATAGTCCATTGAAAATACTTTTTCAGCGTTTAGCAGCTCTCTCATGTCAGCTTTTCTTTTGTCTTTTCCAAGCGCAGGATCATTTTCTAGTTCAGTCTCAAGAGTAGCCCTCATGCTTATAAATTCAGCTGACTTGTCCTGTAGTTCTTCAAGAGTAATGCGATCATCTATGTATAGGTCGTTTAGTCTACTGAGTTTCTTTGACAGGTCCTCTATTTGTTTCTTGTAGCTATCACGGTCTAGGGTCTCGGCATTGTCGTCTGAAAATATTTTGTCCAGGTAACCAGCATCATCTTGTAGTTTGCTGATTTCTGTCAGTACATAAGCCTCAAGATCATCTTTGTAATAAAATCCTGAGTCACACCTTTTATTGTCGTTGTAGGTAGTGACTCCTCTCACTGTTCTTGGATTTCTTTGATGACATTCATATTTTTTAAACCTGCTCCCATCCTTTCTCTTTACCCCTAAAATAATTTTCAAAGGGGCGCCACAATATCCACATTGTCCGATGCCTGATAGTATATATTTTGCTTGGAACGGGCGTGGGTTGACGTTCTCTGCTGCTGTTCTTTGTCTGATTTTCAACTCTTCCTTTGTCTTGTTATAAACTTCCTCTGTAATTATTGGCTCATGATTACCTGGATAAACTTCTCCCTTGAACTGATTGAAACCACAATAGACAGGGTTGTCTAAGATTGCTCTGACAGCTCTATAACTCCAATCAATTCCTTTGGGAAATTTCTCATTTAGATCATCCCTCAGCTTAGTAATGGATCTCCCTCTCAGGTAACTCTCAAAGATAAACTTAATGGCCAGAGCCTGAGCTGGATTGATAGTGATAGTTCCTGTCTCTCTGTGGTAGTCGTATCCATAGGATGTTTTAGCCCACATCATGGATTTCCCAGCCTTGGCACGTCCTATTTTCCCAAGTTGCATGCGTTCCTTGATTTGCTCCCTTTCTAGCTGAGCAAAGACGCTCAAGAGCCCAATCATAGCCTTACCAAAAGGTGTAGAGGTGTCAAAATTCTCCTGCAGACTCAAAAACGCTATATTATTCTTTATGAAAATATCCTCAATCAAGTAAAGCGTGTCTTTTTGACTACGGCTAAGACGGTCCAGCTTATAGACTAGAACCGTGTCAAATTTTCTTTTTTTAGCGTCTTTGATAAGACTTTCTAGCGCTGGTCTGTCGGTGTTGGATCCCGAGAAACCTCCATCAGTATATATCTTGTATACATTCCAGTCTTTAATATCGCAGTAGCTAGAGAGCTTGTCTTTTTGCTCATCTATAGAGTATCCCTCCTCAACCTGGTTTGTCGTTGATACCCTGACATATATAGCTACTTTATTTGTTGTTATCATAGTAGTACCTCTTTCAAAATTTCCTAAAAAATGATAAAATAGGTACAAGAAAAGACATCATGCGAGGTTATCTCCATGAAAATCCTTTCTTGTAATTACCAGCCTCACGCTCAGACTCGCCAAAGTTTGAGAGCGTGGGGCTTTTTTTATTAGTTTAGATTAGAAACAGCGCTGTCTGCCTCTTCCTGAGTAAACTTCTCATAGCTTACAAGTTGCTCACGGATAGCCTCTGGAGACATGGCCATAGTTTCCTGATATTGTTTAGCTTTTTCAAGAGCTTGTTTTTTGTAGTCAATGCCAGAGTTTTCCACAGCATAGTCAGCAGCCTCTTGAGAGTATTTCTCAAAGCCTACTAGTTGAGAACGTAGCCCCTCCTTAGACATGTACACTGTTTCAGCATACTGTTTGGCTTTAGTTACAGCTGTTTTGTACTCAGTAGGTACTTTCTTCTCACTTGACTGATCAGTTTTAGCCTCTGACGTTGAGCTAGTCTCAGAAGATGAGCTCTTGCCTTGAGAACATGCGACAAGAGCGACAACAGAAAGGCTTAGCAAACCTAAAGACAATAATTTTTTCATGAAATTACCTCCCAGCTTTTAATGTGGTTCAGTGATTGCACATATTTTTTAAACCTTATAAATATCTACGACTTCCCCAATAGTTCGGATGTCGTCATTTTCTGTTAGATGGATTTCCTCATAGCTATTATTGAGACTTTGCAAGTACCAACTTCCATCATAATCACGCTTTAATTTTTTAACAAAGTTTTTTCCGTTCACTTGGAAGATACCAATATCATTGATGTCTACCTGGCTAGTAATCTTAATAAATAATAGATCGTTATCTTCTATAAGTGGCTCCATTGAGTCGCCAGCTACTTTAGCAATAGTGTCATACTCGTTAGGAACATCATTGGCTCTCAGTCTTACCTCCATGTGGAGATTGTCCTCTTGGAAAGTCCCATGTCCAGCAGCTACCAAGCCCTCTACATAATCAGTAATGTAATCTTCGTCATCTTGAGGCTTGTCAAACATAGAAATAATATTAGAGTTCTCTTGCTCCTCAAGTTGCTCCTTAGCATAATTAAGGACTTTTTCTTGTCTAGGCTGTTCTAGCTTGTTGTAGATTGGCAAGATTTCAGATTCGTTCTTAGGTGTCTTTAATAAATAAGAAAATATCTCAGGTCTAATATCCAAAGCTGAACAAATTTTTATAGCATTTTCCACGTTAGCATTCATTATTCCTCGCTCTAATATAGAACGAACAGTTGAATAAGGCATGCCATTCTCTTCTGCAAAAGATTTTACAGAACTATAACGAGAAAGAATTAGTTGCTTTAGTTTTTCTTCGTTCATGGTTACCTCTCTTTCTGTTTTTTATTATACCACACGATTTTTCGTATGTCTATAAAAAAAAGAAAGAAAAATACGATTTTTAGTGTTGAAAAACACGAAAAATGGTGTTAAACTTATATCAAGCTCAGATGAGCTTAATTTTAAAACTAAAAACACGAAAAATCGTGTTAGAAAGGAATGCTATGTTAAATATTGATAAAGCTCGAAAAGAAAAAGGTGTAGCGATTGTAGATATGGCCGATTATTTGGGTGTGAGAGCTCAGACGGTAAGCGACAAAATTAGTGGCACTTATGATTTTAAGTTTACTGAAGCTCTCGCATTACAACAAAAATTTTTTCCAGAATACGATTTAGAATATCTTTTCACTAAAGCAGTCGAAACTGCTTAATTTTAAAACTAAAAACACGAAAAATCGTGTTAGAAAGGAATGCTATGAACGAACTCATCAACGTAACTCTGAATGACAATCATGAGCCTGTTGTTTCTGGAAGACAACTTCATGAAGCTCTGGGAGTCAAAACAAAATATGCCGACTGGTTCAATAGAATGATTGAATACGGCTTTACAGAAAATCAAGATTTTTTGCTTCTCAAAAATGAGCAGCAAACAGGACGAGGGGGTCACAACAAAGTAGACCACATCATCAAACTAGACATGGCTAAAGAAATCGCCATGATTCAGCGAACTGACAAAGGAAAAGAAGTCAGACAGTACTTCATTCAAGTAGAAAAAGACTTCAACAGTCCTGAGAAGATTATGGCAAGAGCCTTGCTCATGGCGGATAAGAAAGTCCACAAGCTGGAAGCGCAGATTGAGGCTGACCGCCCTAAGGTGTTATTTGCAGACGCAGTAAGTGCTAGTAAGTCATCTTGTCTGATTGGTGAACTAGCTAAAATTTTGAAACAGAATGGGATTGACATTGGACAAAACAAACTCTTTCAGTGGCTACGAGCCCATGGTTATCTAATTAGTCGTCGTGGAGAGTCTTGGAACCAGCCAACTCAGAAAAGCATGCAGTTAGGTCTGTTTGAATTGAAAAAGACAAACATCAACCATGCTGACGGTCATACCACTGTCAATACAACAACTAAGGTCACTGGCAAGGGCCAGCAGTACTTTATCAACAAGTTTCTTAATCAGGAATATTTGACAGGATAGAAAGGGGCGAATATGAAAGAACTAGAATGGTTTTACTTTACTATCATTGTCAATACTCTCATAGGTTTTGCTACATACTATGCTAGTAAAAGAGATAGAAAAAAGCGCATCAACGAGTATAAAAAAATACAAGATGATGAGCTTGAAAGAATTAGAAATAAACTTAATTTATGATTTTCTAGAGGTCTTTTGAATGAATTTTTTATTTAGGTTTTGTTTATGACTGTTAGCTTTATCAGCTAATTTTAAAGCTTTGTCCAAATCAACCTCGCCTGCTAAAACCTTGTAGGCAAGATCATTCACCTTCATAGCCTTGTCGGTTTCGGCATCGAGTTGGGACACTTTCTCAAGTTCTTGCAACCGTAATTCATGAGCTTGCTTGACTTTTTCAAGCTCCAAGGCATGTTGTTGTATGAGAGTATCGATCTGATAATGAAATTCTCTTTCGAGTTTTTCAACAATATGTGAATGTTCTTTAGCTTGTTTTTCAATCTCAGCTTTATTGTTAGCCTTAGATGCGGCATACGACCATAACCCTGAGATTATTGCAAGAATGACACTAATTGCAGGTTGAATAAGAACTTGATATTCCATAAGATTTCTCCAATCATTTTATTATTTTTATTATACCAAATTTAGAAAGGAGAGCGTATGACAAATTTTAAAGATTTGGATTGCCAATTTATCTTTCAGGAATCCAACTAACGACTATACCGCTGTTAGTAATAGCTTTATCAACGATCCTGCGCTGGATTTTACAGCTGTTGGTATCATGATGGTTATTTTGGCCAATCACCCAAACTGGCAAGTCTACCCAGAGGAAATAGCCAAGCGAAAAGGAGTTAGTAGAAATACGGTTGATTCCTATTTTAAAACGCTAGAGAAAGTTGGGTATCTGAGGGTTGTTAAAAAAGGTCTCGGTAGAGGTCGAGGGGTTCAGACTTTCAGATTCTTCTCAGATGAAAAAATAACTGATTTTCAATTTGACATCATGAAGCAGAGATTGAATGAAAGTCTAGCTAAATTATCCACAGGTTGATTTTTACAAATCTGTATTTTACAAATCTGTATTTTACAAATCTGTATTTTACAAATCTGAAAAATTGGGCACTAATAAATACTAAATAACAACAAGTATTAAATAACAACAAGTATTAAATAACAATAAATATTAACTAACAACAAGTCCTACTTCTCTTAATAAATAAAAGAGAGAAGTTTAAAATTTCAAATTTAGGACTTTGGTTTGACAAGAGTGTAAAGATGAACGAACTAGAAAGAACAGCCCTCAATGAAATACTGAGGACTGTGACATATATTGCTGAGAAGTTGGATGAAGTAGAGTTGACCACGGCTTTCTTAAAAGGCAGCGTAGATGCTTTAAAACTTAGGACTGACCAGTTTGTTTCTGACCCAAGCTCGCAAGAGCATTGAGCGATTCGGGATTTTTAATCATTTCAGGGAGTATCAAAGCTAGCATACGCTCTTCCATAGTTTGTTCTGGTTTAGAGTGTTTAGCAACTTGTTCAGCTACCGTGTCAATAATAGTCGAATTATTTTGAGCGATAAGATCCATGATGGCATCTAATTTATTATTTATAGTTGTCAAAATAGATGTATCTATATTTGAGGAAGAGAGAGTTGAGGTATCAGACTGGCTCTCAAAGTCAAAAATTTCAATCGTTTCTTTTAGTCGTTTTATTGCAGTGTTAGCTTTGTCTAAATCATTTGTAGCATATTTTATAGCTCTTAATGTTGTAACATCAAATGGGATAGAGTGTCCTTCTTCTATGATAGGAATAACAAGTTTACCCAGTGCTTGACGGTACCCAAATTCGTAGAAAACATTGGCATTGTGACCAGTCATATCAGCTATTACTAGGTCGGCAGTCTGTAAATATTCTATAATCGTTTGGTCAATTCTATCCACTGTAGGTAATGAGTCAACACGAATAATGTCAAACTCGTCTTCCGAAAGAGCGGGCGTGATAATGTAATTTAGTACCGTATCAGAGTGTTTCCGAATTTCGGAGTTATCTTCTCCGATAGGACAAACGATAAAACAAGTTTTTTTAGACATAAGATTTCTCCAATCATTTTATTTCGATTATACCATATTTGAAAGGGGGTGAGGAAATGAAACCAAGACGATATCCGTATAGTGGAAAAAGAAAAAAGCCTATCAATCAAGCGATAGACTTTGTAATAGACCAAAATGCTATTCTTCAATTGGTTGTTCAAAATTCCCAATTGAAACACCCAGAATCTGATCTAAAAATAGACAAACGTATGGCATTTTGAATGAGCCACCAATAGAATTGGTACGAAGTTCAACGTCTACCAAGAAGACAGCTGTTGGATTTTTTTCATCGTATTCAGAAAATCTAAGATCTTTTATCTTTTGAGCAATAGCAGATACGTAAGGATAATCAGCATTATCAGGATTGTAAGGTTTGCCAATGTATTGTCCAGCAGCTGTTTGGACTATCAATTTGTGATCTGTATCTTCAGCGATAATCCCATGAGTTAGTAGAATGTCAAGTTTTGCCAAGTTGTTACTCATATTTTTCCTCCTTTCTATTGGAATTTTGACTAAAACGGTGAGAGGTCCTAGTCAAGATATATTATATGCTAAAAAGCAATGTTTGTCAATATATTGTGTAACAATAGGGTACATATTCGTATATTACACAATATATAGTGTAATAGCATATATAAGCGCAAAAAATATAAAAATAAAACTAGATAAGGAGTAAACGACTATGCTTTGGGAAAAAATATCCGAAAAACTTTCGGAAAGAAATTGGACTGTTTATAAACTTTGTTTAAAAGCAGGTATCGGGCCCGCTGGAATCTATCGTTTAAGAGATGGAGAAGTGAAAGATTTATATTTTGACACAGTCAAGAAAATTGCTGATGCGTTGGAAATCAGCATAGATGAACTAAGATAAAGCAAAAAAGCACCTGACGGTAATCAGGCGCATGACAAAATATTCTAAAGGAATTATAACATGAATGACTTAATGAATCAATTATTAGACCAGTTTGAAGCTGGGCTGATGGACAGGACTTTGAAGGTTATGCACATTGTGACCGACGAAACGAGGCGATTCCCGATGGAACTGAATAAGTCACAATGTGCTGAAATGCTCTTAGGGACAAAAGATACTGGAACGTTTGATGCACGCTTCAACTGTCATAAGGATTTTCCGAGAATTCCAAATGCTCGTGAGAAATATCCTCGTGACGAAGTCATTGAGTGGTATCACAAGAATTGGCAAAGAACAGCTATTTAAAAAAGAACAAAAGGAATTATAACATGAACAATTTACAAATTATTGCAGTTGGAACAGCATTTTCAGTGATTTTAATCGAATCACTCATCATGAACTTTAAGCTAAAGAAAGCTCTCAGAGCTAAGAAATCAGCTGAGACAGTTATTAAGCATCCTGCGACTCAGCGTGGTCTTATTGACTACAAGACTGGCAGACGGGTGGACATCAATCCTAAGACACGTAAAGAAGTTTTTGTTGATTGAGATTTGATGTATGCAGGAGGGAAAGACTGATCATGAGTAGTGATATAAAACAACAAGCATTAGACAAAATGCTAAAAGAAATGAATTAGGGCGAAATATAACCGTGATGTACCAAACGAAGTTTGGGATGTAGCTAAAAAGTGGCTACGAGTAACTAAACAAGCAAAAGTAGCATAGGAGGTAGAAATATTGGCAAATGTAAACAAGCGTTATTATTGGATTCAGCTTGCGCAAGATTTCTTCAAATCGAAAGAGATGAAGTTGCTTCGTAAGATTGCTGGTGGCGATACTCACACAATCATTTATCTAAAAATGATGTTGATGAGTCTTGAGGATGGCGGTCGGATTTTCTTTGATGGTGTTGCTGATAATCTGGCTGAGGAAATAGCTCTGGTCATTGATGAGGCAGTTGAAGATATCAAAATCACTTTGATTTTTTTGGAAAGTAAGGGGCTACTGACCAGAAACTCTGATAGAGAGTATTTTTTGGAACAGGTACCAGAGATGGTCGGCAGTGAAACCGCAGGCGCTCGTAGGGTTCGTAAGCATCGGGAACAACAAAAAGCGTTACAATGTAACAATGGTGAAACAAAGTGTAACGGAGATATAGAGATAGATACAGAGAAAGATAAAGATAAAGATATAAAGAAAGATAAAGATATAAAGAAAGATAAGCAAAACTTTGTACAAGAAGTTGAAGCGAATCTTGGTCGTGGTCTTGTCAAATTTGAATTTGACATGATTAACGATTATCTGCTCAATCAAAAGGTCTCTACTGAACTATTTCTAGAAGCAGTTAAGATTGCGGTTGCGAACAATGTTCGCAAATTTAATTACATAGCTAGGATTTTAGATAACTGGATCAACCAGGGAATCAAAACTCCTGAACAAGCTTTTCAGGCTCAGCGGGATTTTCAAGCCCGAAAGAATAATAAAGCTATGAATGCCAACCAAAAAACGGGCGGCAATAATCCTGAATGGAGCAATCCTGATTATAAAAATGAAACTAGTCCTGAAAAACAAGCGGAGCTTGAGAGACAGAAGCAGGAGCTATTAAAGAGAATGGAGGAACAACAAAATGACTAAAATAACGACATTAGAAGAAAAAGTTGAATAATGGTTTATTGACCGCAATCTGCATGAAGCAAATCCAGTCAAGCAGTTTGAAAAACTGATGGAAGAAGCTGGTGAGCTATTTGAAGGCATTGCCAAAGACAAGCCTGTGTTTATCAAGGATGCTCTGGGAGACATGCAAGTAGTGCTGATTGGATTGGAACAGCAGATTAAGAATGGCGCTGAGATTGAAGCTAGCCCGCAGGAAATGGAGCTTTTGCTCTTAGTTTCGAGTTTGGGAGAACTGGCTCAGAAGCTTCACAAGCATATCTTTCATAGCGAAACACAGTTGCCGTTTATTCGGCCTGAATTGCTATCATTGCATTCATCCATCCATGCCGTCGCAATCCACAATCTGACGACAGCAGATAGTTGCTTGCAGCTTGCCTATGACGAAATCAAGGATCGTAAAGGAAAGATTATTGACGGTGTTTTTGTGAAGGAGGCGGATTTGGGATGATTAGTAAAAAACAGTACATGGTTAGCTGGTGCATTACAACTTTGATATATCTTATCATAGGTGGCACATTCGCTTTTTGGAATCGTGACTTAAGAATTGAAAATAAACGATTAAAAGAAAATCAGGTCATCATCTATCGGGTAGATAATGCTGGCGCTGCAATGATTGGTAAGATTACAGAAAAGAAAGTCATACAAGGCCACTATACTGTGAACGCTGGAGCTTACGGAAAATTTTTGGTTACTGAAGAGCAGTATCAAAAAATCAAAGTCGGGGATGATATTCCAGAATTTTTGAAAGGACGAGGAAACTAAAATGAAATGCTATAGTGAACAAATTGCTGATTTAGCTTTGAAAAAAAGTAGACTTGAGGCTTGCAGGACACTTCCTGATCAAGCATTTCACAAAACAATTGAGCAGGATGTCATCAACAAGCCTACCCATTATCAAGGTCGCTATGGTATGGAATCTATTGAAATTCTAAGAAATTTTATGACAGATGAACAGCTAAAAGGATTTTATCTCGGAAATAGCTTGAAATATCTGATCCGTCATCAGAAGAAAAATGGGTTGGAAGATTTGAAGAAAGCTAGAAAGAACCTTGATTGGCTGATTGAATCAGCATTGCCAAAAGAAGAGGAGTTTAACAATGAAATTTAAATTTAAAATACTAGTAGTTTTTACATTGACGCTTGTGTTGCTCGCAGGCTGTCGCAAGGCTGACAGAATTTCGCATAACATATCACGAGAAGCAGATGATATGAACATCACACGAAAGGTGACGGTTATCAACGGAATCAAAGGTGATGTGCTATTTCAAATGACAGGGAATATGTCTATCAGCTACAATAATGAAACGAAGCAGCTGTCTGTCATCGCTGAAGATGACAAAGGAAAGTACAAGAAGCACATTATTGGTATTTCTGATAATGTGTCGTATATCGTCGAAGATATTACTGGTATGAAAGGGATTGATACGAAATATCGGATTTATTTCAATCCCGACATGGTTATTCCGATTGAAGTGAAATCAGCTGATTAGGGATTGAAGGAAATAATGATACCGAAATTTAGAGCGTGGGATAAGATTAAGAAGATGGGGGTTGTTATCTCTAATAACTGGATGACTGGAGTAGCAAATATCATTATTGATAATAAAGAGACTTTGCGCCAAAAACAGGATTATATTCTCATGCAATCAACAGGCCTTTTTGACAAAAACGGCGTGGAGATTTTCAAGGGGGATGTGGTGACAAATGGCTGGAAACGGCAAGTGGTTACATTCGGGACACAGGAAATTGAAGAGGATTTTGGAAGCGTAAGAATTTACAGAGGCTTCAATCTGTATCTTGGCGGTGGGTATCCGAATGCTGTTATGAGTACATTTGAAGTTATCGGAAACATTTATGAAAATCCTGAGTTGATGGAGGTGAAAGATGATTAACAATGTTGTCTTGATTGGTCGCTTGACACGAGATGTTGAGCTACGTTACACACCATCAAATATAGCTGTCGCGACTTTCAACTTGGCCGTAAATCGCAATTTTAAAAATCAAGATGGCGAGCGAGAAGCTGATTTTATCAACTGTGTGATTTGGCGGCAGCAAGCAGAAACCTTGTGAATTGGACGAAAAAAGGTTCTCTCATTGGAATCACAGGTCGCATCCAGACACGTAGTTATGAAAATCAACAGGGGCAACGTGTCTATGTGACGGAGGTTGTGGCAGACAGTTTTCAAATATTAGAAAAACGTGATAATTCGGCTAATCAATCAAGCATGGATAGCCAGATGCCACCATTCTCAGATGATGACTTGCCATTTTAGAGGAAAATTCATATGAGATTAAAAATTTTAAGAAGGAACAGTCCAATTAGAATTTATGAATACTGTTACATTATTTTTAGTCCGAGTAACAAAATAGATGTAGCGGAAATATATGATAATAGCATTCAAATTGATAATTTTGAGGACTTTTCGTACTGGTTTGAACAACAAATCTATTATCTTACAAGAGATCAATTTCGAAAGATTGATGGTATCTGGTTGAAGATGATGATTGATTGTTATAAAAAACGAGACGAGTTACTATTTTAAAGGAGAAAAAGAAGAATGAACGAAGAATTATTTAATGAGCTACAAAAATTATTAGCTTGTTTTCCTAGATCATATATCAATCAAAATTTAGAGGTAATTCTAATTCCAAAAACAAACACTTATTTTAGTCTTGAAGGAGTTAGCTCAAGACGTGATATTATCGCAAAGCTGTTTATGTGGTGTAGCAGAACAATCGCAAATAGAGAGGTTACTAAAGCAGCTCTAAATACTTACCTAGAGACATTTTTTTCAGATGAGGATATCAATTTGATCTATCAAAAACTTGGAAATGGAATCAATAAAAAGTTGACCTATAGTTTCATTGATAGTGATTTTGATATGGAGGTGTTAAATGGCTAAAATAATAGGTTTTGGAAGATGCCTTGGTAAGACAACAATGGCTATCTTAGAAAGCCATGCGACAGGACATTACATTGTCTGCCCTAACTCTAGACGAGCAAAATACACTTTTGAATTTGCGGAACAACTTGGCTATACTATTCCATATCCACTGACGATTGAGTCACTGAGAGATTCTCAAAAGCCACCAGCCGAACCAGTAATAGTGGATGATGTTGAGAAAGCATTAGAGTTAGTGTTAGGTTGTCCGATTGACACAATCACATTTAACAGTCCAAACGTACAACCAGTTGAAGATCGTTATGCTGAAGAAATAGCAGAGCTAAAAAAAGAAGTAAATGCTTGCTATCGAGAAAAAGCGGAAGACCAGAATACAATCGAATCCTTAAAAGACAAATGTGTGAATCTTATGCTTGAAAATGCAGATTATGTTTGGGACGAAATGGCTCGCTCTGATATGGCTAAGAGAGCAAACACGAGGAGATGGAGGTCAAGAGGATGTATCTAAAATGTAAACACATGCAGGTTGTGAAACATGACTTGCAATACTATATTCAGCGCAAAGGTGCGGATGAACATGATTTAGTAGAGGTGGGAAGTGATATTGCTTGAAATTATCAAAATTTTAGGAGCTATGATTATCATAGCGATCTTGATGGTTCTATTATTGGCTATTGTAGTCAGCGGATGGAGGGTAATTTTCAAAAATGAACAAAAGAATCAAGAAGAAGAAAGCTAAGCAGGCGCTTGAACATCAACAAGAACAGTTCAAGCAAACACTTGAAGACTTTGACCCACAAACAATTCAGATAGCTTTTCAGGAAATAGTAAAGCCGTTCAGAGCAACAAGCAAATCATTAGAAATAGTCTTTGAAAACATCAGACAGGTACTTGAAGCAATTGCAGACCAGATACAACAGGAGGATTTTAGTGAGAAGATTAGACAACAAGGAACTTCAACGGCTAGACAACGAACTTTTCAAGTTCAGCGACTTAGACCGTACAATCAGACTAAGACGAGAAGAGTTGACCACAAGAGACCCAGAGAGTACTTCAAGCGGAGGACATAGCGGAATCAGCAAGCCAACCGAAGTCATGGCTATCAAGCTACTAGACGACCCAACTCTCAAATACCTTGAAGGCTACAAGTCTGTGGTCCAGAAATTGATTAGCGCACTGGTCGCAGAAGACAAGGAAATCTTTGAACTACGCTGGAGCTATCCCTTTCTGAAATGGGAAGAGATTGCTGACAAGAAATTTGTAAGCATTGCAACGATCTACAGAAGACGCAGAATCATTCTTGAGCAATATGCTACAATCAAAGGCGACATCTGAAAATTGAGAAAAAAGGGTACTATTTTTCTCACGAAAAAGATGCTAATATGATAGCATGACATTTTAACAAACAAGAGGACATTCGGAAACGACTGTCCTTTTTTTCGCGCAAAAAAGGAGGTGTAAGCATGAATGAACTACGTTGAACCGATACGAGAAACAGAAGACATTGATATGATGTGTGATTATCTGAGAGATTGGAACTACAGAAACTATCTGATATTTCTAACAGGCATCAACACAGGACTACGCATCTCAGACATCGTTAACCTCAAAGTCTCAAACATTCGTGGCTACTACATCCTACTGATCGAGAAGAAGACAAAGAAACGACGTAAGGTCAAGATGAATGCTTTGCTCAAGAAAGAAATGGATAGGCACATTAAAGGCAAGAAAGTCGGGGAATATCTTTTCCAATCTCGCAAAGGTCGAAACAAACCATTATCAAGACAAGCTGCATATATCATTATCAAGCAAGCTGCTGAAGATTGTGGCATTGAGAACGTAGGTACTCACACGCTTAGAAAGACATTTGGCTACCATTACTATAAAAAGCACAAGGACATAGCTATGCTGATGGAGATGTTCAATCATGCTAGCGCAGCAATTACCAAGCGTTATATCGGATTGAACCAAGACCAACAGGACAGAGCCTTGGCATCTTTTCGTTTAGGCAACTAGCCAATTTGACATAATGAAGCTATGTTAAATTCGGAAATGCAACCACATACAATCCCAGAATTATCAAGGCTTTTGAGAAAATGGCGAAAGTTACACAATATACAAAGAAGATAATTCAGAGGGTAAATTGGTATAGTTTTAGCTGACAAAGTTCGCAAGAATTATTTTTGGGTGATTTTGAAATTTGAGAAAAAAGGGTACTGTTTTTCTCACGAAAAAGGTGCTAATATGATAGCATGACATTTTAACAAACAAGAGGACATTCGGAAACGGCTGTCCTTTTTCTGTTACCAGGAAGGAGACAGGCATGAAACCAAAACATTATCCATATTCAGGAAAACCAAAGGTCGTTGAGTCAGTCACATACTATGCAGAGAATGAACCATACTTTGTCCTTAGTCTAGACGCTCACAAGTTAGCATCCCAAACGGACACTAGAAAGTTCATCGGTAAAGATAGCGTATGACTTTCAAACCAGTCAGAAAAACCCTAAAGACTAGTCGTTGGGATAAGTTCAGGGGTCGCATGATGAAGCGTGACAAGTATCTGTGCCAAGAGTCTTTAAGGTATGGCAAGAGAGTACCAGCTGAGATGGTCCATCACGTCTACCCTGTTTCTGAATATCCAGAACTTGAATTCGTTGCTTGGAACGTGATTAGCCTAGCTAACAGGGTACACGGCACCTTTCATGACCGTGTCAACGATAAGGTCATAGGTCAAGGGTTGTGGTGGCAAAGAAAAAGAAAAAAAGATTTTGATGAATTTTATAAAAATTTTTCAAAAAAATTTTGAACCCCCCACCCTCGCGAAAAAAAAATTTGAACGGCTTGGGGACCGGGAAGGGGAAGCATTTCCCCCTCTGAGTCCCCGTGAGAATTTTAAGCATATTTTTGAACACGAATTTTGAAAGGAGGTGAAAAATTGGCAAGACCAAGAGGTCAGAGCACCATCAAGACAAGAATTGTGAAATCCATGAAAGACATGGGGACATATTCGAAGCACTATGATGACATCATAGAAATTTATTCTGGTTTGCTCTACGACTACAAGAACGCTCGTGATGAATTTCTAGCTAATGGCTCTCAGATCACTGAGGAGCATGAGACAGGTCGCGGAACAATCGTGGAACGTAAGACCCCACTTGTCCAGACGATGGAAAATCTCAGAAAAGACATCATCACATATTCTGATAGGCTTGGACTCAATCCAAAAGCTGTTGGAATTGAGCCACCGAAAGTCAAAGATGCTGGCAGACTTGAAGGAATGATTGCCAATATTATTTGAGAGTCAAGAACAAATCACCAAATTTCAAAATTGCAGTTGATTATTCTGAGGGTGTCGTGTCAGGGAAGATTGACGCAGGCAAACGTCGTAGGAAAGCATGCCAAAGATTTCTCAAAGACCTTGAGAGTGACCGCTTTGATTTCAAAAATGAGCAGTTTGACTTTGTAGTCAAGTTCATCGAAGGCTTAGTTGTCCATCGAAAGGGTGAATCTTTGGATGGCATGCCTCTGACAAACGTCCCTTTCATTCTTCAGCCTTGGCAAATATTCTGTATTGTCAATCTTTTTGGCTTTTTCAACAAAGGAACAACGATAAGGCGCTTTACTGAGGCGCTTTTTATGTTGCCTCGTAAGAATGGTAAGACGCCTTTTGCTTCTGCCATCGCTCTGGCCACTTCCATTTTGGATAATCAGAGCGGATCTAATGCTTACATCCTTGCTAACTCTCTCAAACAGACTAGAGAAAGCTTTGATTTTATGACTCACACAGTCAAGTACTGGAAAGACAAGTCAATCAAAATCAAAGACAACAACAATGAGCATGTTATCCGAAAGGAATTCTCAAAAGGTTCTTTCACGATCAACGCTCTTGCTGCTGAAGAAGACAATCTTGACTCTTTTAACGGGAACATCATCATTCTTGATGAAATTCACGGTATGAAATCATCCAAGAAATACACTTTGATGAAGAATGCCATGAGGGCATACCGTAATAAGTTGCTTATGGCCATCACCACGGCTGGTGACAAACCAAACGGCTTCCTTGCTCAGCGTTTGAAGTATTGTGATAAGGTCCTTGATGGAACTGTTGAAGATGATAGTTACTTTCTCTTTATCTGTGACGCAGACACGGATAAGGACGGTAAGATTGTTGACTTTACCAACCCAATCTATATCAAGCAAGCTAACCCGTCGCTTGGTGTGACGGTTGAACTCAAGGAGTTAGTGCATGATGCAGAGGTTGCTCTTGCTGATCCACAGACTCGCAATGAGTTCTTCAACAAGACGCTAAACGTCTTTACCAACTCAATGACTGCCTACTTCAATGTTCAGGACTTCATCAATTCAGATTTGAACTATGACTGGACGCTGGAAGAGCTGGCCAAACTGCCAATCAAATGGTATGGTGGTGCTGACTTGTCGAAACTACATGACTTAACGGCTGCTGCTTTATACGGGAATTATGGAGATGTTGACATTGTCATCACTCACGCATTCTTCCCAATCACTGCCGCACACCAGAAAGCTAATGATGACGGAATCCCGTTATTCGGTTGGGAACAAGATGGCTGGTTGACCATGTCAAACACGCCTACAGTTTCCTATGACGATATCGTCAACTGGTTCGTCATGATGAGAGACAAGGGGTTCAAAATCAAAAAAGTTGGCTTTGACAAGAAGTTTGGTCGTGAGTTTTTCTCTGGTATGAAGAAGGCAAGGTTCAGCATCGTTGATGCTCCTCAGTATTTCTGGAAGAAATCAGAAGGTTTCAGACGGATTGAAACCAAGGCGCTCAATGGTCAGCTTTACTACTGCCACTCGGACGCTTATGAGTATTGTGTTGGAAATGTTCGCGGTATTGAGAAAGTTGATGACATGATCCAGTATGAGAAAGTTGAAAAGAATCTTAGGATTGACTTATTTGATGCCTCGGTATTCGCTGGGTGTCAAATGCTAGAAGACAGTGAAAACGCTGGCGCTATTAGCGGCTGGCTTAATGGAGGTGCTTAATGTCTAAGCGTAAACGAAAAAATGCAAATAAAATCAGGTCAGAGCCATCATCGGCCATGCAGATGTTTGTCAAGGATGACTTGTTTTCATCTTTGATAACAAACGGCTATACCCGTCTCTCTGATTGCCCAGAGGTCCACATAGCGGTGCATAACATTGCTGACCTGGTTTCATCCATGCCAATCCATCTGATGGAGAATCAGGAGAATGGCGATATCAGGGTAAAGAATGAGCTATCAAGAAAAATTGATATCAATCCTTACAAATGGATGACTCGTAAGAAATGGATTTATAACATTGTCAGAACCTTGCTTTTGGAAGGTGATGGCAATGCTGTTGTCTATCCAATTATCAACAAGGATGGGCTGATTGATGACTTGAAGCCTTTGCCACCGTCCAAAGTATCTTTTGATGGCGATGAATTTGATTATCACATCAAGTACAATTACCAACAATCATTTGGACCTGATGAAGTGCTGCACTTTTCTATCAATCCAAGCCCAGAAAAACCTTGGCTTGGGAATGGCTACAGGATAGTGCTTGGAGATATTCTCAAAAATCTCAAACAGGCATCTGCTACGAAGAATGAGTTCATGAGCGGCAAATATATGCCATCGCTAATTATCAAGACCGATGCCAACACAGCTGAACTGGCCACTGAAGAAGGCCGAGACAACGTTTTTAACAAGTATATGGCAAGCACATCAGCTGGCAAGCCGTGGATTATTCCAGCGGAAGCCTTTCAAGTCGAACAAATCAAACCACTTAGTCTAAATGACATTGCCATCAAGGACACGGTAGAAATCGATAAGACAACACTCGCCAAAGTCCTTGGCGTCCCGCCTTTCCTTGTCGGAGTCGGAAACTTCAACAAGGATGAGTATGACAATTTTATCAGTACTAAGATTAAGTCAATAGCTGACACCTTACAGCAAGAAATGACAAGACAACTGCTCTATGCACCGTCTTATTATTGGCTGTTCAATTGGCGCAGTCTGTTGACCTACGACTTGAAAGCCTTGTCTGACATTGGTTCAAACCTCTACATAAGAGGTCTTATGGAAGGTAATGAAGTCAGAAACTGGATTAACTTACCACCAAAAGAAGGACTTGACGAACTTGTTATTTTGGAGAACTTCATCCCAGTTGACAGGATTGGCGATCAGAAGAAATTAGAGAAAGGAGACGAAAGTGACTAGAACAACATTCACTACACGGTCTTTCAAGTCAGACTTGAAAGTTCGTGAAGCGACTGAGCAAGAAGAAAAAGTCATTGAAGGCTATTTTGTGGTCTTTGACTCTGTGACAGAATTATGGCCAGGCTGCTTTGAAGAAATCGCTAGAAGCGCTTTTGATGACACGCTAGAAAACGACATCAGGGCTCTCATCAACCACAATACTGAGCTTGTACTTGCTCGCACTAAGTCTGGGACATTGACCCTACGTGTCGATGAAAAAGGGCTATGGGCACGTATTGTTGTCAACGAAAATGACATTGACGCCCTGAACCTCTATGCTCGTGTCCAACGCGGAGACGTTGACCAATGTTCATTTGGTTTTAACGTTTTGGATGAGGACATTGAGTGCCGTGATGACGGCACGACAAAGTGGACCATCAATAAGGTTGATCTACATGAAGTGTCAGTCGTGACCTTCCCAGCCTATGAAGACACAGGGGTTCAAGCTAGAAAGCGTGAATTTGAAGAAATCAAAGAACGCTCGCTAGAATCCAGAAAGAAAGCACTAAAGGAGAAACTTAGGAATGCTAAAACAACTCATGCTACGTCGTAAGATTAACGTCTTACGTGAAAAATTATCCGAAATCAAAAAGGGTAAAGACTTCAAGAAGCGCAATGAAGAACTTGAAGCTGCCATCGAAGAAGCCAGCACAGATGAAGAAATTCAAGCTGTTGAGGCTGAAATTGAAGATCTTGAAAAGGAACAGGAAGAATATCAGGAAAAAGTTGATGAAATCCAAGAAGAGATTGAAGAACTTGAAACTGAATTGGCAGAGCTTGAAGACAATGAACCTCAAGCAGAGCCAGCCAATGATCCTGAACCAGCACCAAGCGCACGCAGTAAACAAAAAGGAGAAGACAATCTTATGACTCGCAACAAATATTTTGGTGGCATGACACGCTCTGCCATGGAAACTCTTGTCAAGAACGACAAGGTTCAAGAATTCCTTGAACAGACACGCAACCTCATGACAGAAAAGCGCTCTGTTAAAGGCGCTGACCTGACTATCCCAGAAGTGTTCTTGGACTTGCTACGCAACAACATGGACCAGTATTCAAAACTGATCACTAAAGTTTGGCTCAAGCCAGTTAAAGGTAAAGCACGTCAAAACATCGCAGGAACTATTCCAGAAGCTATCTGGACTGAAATGGTTGCTAAACTCAATGAAGTTGACTTCAACTTCAACCAAATTGAAGTCGATGGTTACAAAGTCGGCGCCTTCACAGCTGTTCCAAATTCAATCTTGCAAGATAGTGATATCAATCTTGCTAATGAACTTCTTTTCGGTCTTGCTCAAGCTATCGGTTACGCTGTTGATAAATCAATTCTTTACGGAAAAGGCACAAAAATGCCTGTTGGGATTGTAACTCGTCTTTCTGAAACATCTGAGCCAAGCTACTGGGGCAAGAATGAACAAGACTGGACAGACTTGCATGAAACACACCTATCAACTATTCCAGCTGGCATTACAGATCCTTTGAAGTTCTACCAAGAATTGGCAACTAAGCTCAATGTGATTAAAAGCGATTACTCAGACGGCAACGTCTTCTGGGCAATGTCTCGCAACACACATCAAGCGCTTAAAATCAAACTCTTGTCATTCAATTCATCAGCTGCTATCGTTTCAGGTCTTGACAACACTCTTCCAGTAATTGGGGGTGAGGTCGTTGAGCTCAACTTCATTCCTGATGGTCACATCGTTGGTGGTTTCGGTTCTCTCTACCTTCTTGCCGAGCGCGAAGGTGCAACCATGGCATCATCTGAGCACGCTCAATTTATCGAAGACAACACGGTCTTCAAGGGTGTTGCACGCTATGACGGCCGTCCAATTTTCGGTGAAGCATTTGTGGCAGTCAACGCATCTGGTACAGATGGAGCTGTTGCACCAAAACCAACTGACGTGACTTTTGCTGCTGACAAAGCTAATGCTTAAGGAGGTATATCATGACTAAAGAAATTAAAGTCTCAGCTCAAGCGCTGGTCAATTTTGCAGACTCTCAGGCTGTCAGTGGCATCCGACACATGGGCGAACAATTTGAGACAACACAAGAGCGTGCTGACTATCTCAATAATTTACGTGATTTTAAACTTGTCAAAGTCTTGGAAGTCATCGAAGAAAATCAGGAAGAAGACAAGCTTCCTGATCCTGAAACCGTAGAAGAAAAGCCAAAAGCTAAGACTGGTAGAAAAGGCAAAAAAGCTACTAAAACCAGTGTCTCAGAGGGCGATTCTGAGGCCGTTTCAGACGAAAAAGACGGACAAGAACCAAAAGAAGACGCTGAAACTGGTGAATAATCATGGCTAAAGAAGATGTTTTGAAGCTGCTTAAATTTAAAGATGGCATCAGAACAAACAAGCGTGATGACTACCTCAACCCATTGATTGATAGCGCAATTGATGAGCTTAAAAACATCAAGGGGATTGCTTTGGATTTAGAAAAAGAATCTCACAAAACATTCGTTGCTGATTGGGCATACTACAAGTATGTGAGCCGTGACAACCCTGTCATGCCTCAGTATCTCAAGCAACAACTGCATGATTTTCAGATTTCTTATCCAAAAGCAAAAGGAGGTTAGTCATGGCTTGGGAACATGATGTCACTCTGATCAGTCGTAAACTGGTTGATGAAGATGAGCTACTACAGCCCATCTTTGAAGAGCAGAAAGAAGAGATTGCTTGCAACAAGCGGTCTCTGACTCGCTCTGAATTTTATTTCGCAGCGCAAGCTGACATGAAACCAACCATGATCCTTGAAATCCACTCATTTGAGTATGACAATCAGGACTATCTGGACTTTGAAGGCGAACGCTACAAGGTTATCAAGATTTTTGAAAAGAGCCCAGAGATAATCGAATTGACCTGTGAGAAGGCTGTAGAAACTAGCGAGGTAGATGATGGCTAATGATTTAGCGGACGAAATTGCCAAGGCTTTAGCTGAGTACTCAGAAGAAATCGCTGAGGAAATTGATAAGGCAGCTGAGGAAGTTATCACTGAAACTGTCAAAGAGCTACGAGCAACGTCACCTAAACGACAAGGGAAATATGCTAAAAGCTGGGCTAAGAAGAGAGTCCAAAACGGGCAATGGGTTGCTTATGTCAGAGCACCACATTACAGATTAACGCACTTGCTGGAATGTGGTCACGTCCTGAAAAACGGTGGACGTGCCAAGGCACATGTGCACATCGCACCAGCTGAACAGCATGCTATAGAAAAATTTGAAGAAAGAATCACGAGGTTAGGGAAATGATGACAAAATCAGAATTTGCCAAACTACTGAAAAAATTGAAAATACCAGTCAGGTACAGAGCTTTTAAAAAAGGCGAGGCGCCTCAACCTCCATACGCAGTCTATTATCAGCTTGGTAAAGAGAATTTCAACGCTGACAATCAGCCTTATTTTACGACCGAATCAGTTATCGTCGAACTGATTACGACTAAAAAAGACGAAGCATTAGAATTGAAACTTGAGAGCCTGTTGACAGAAAACAAGCTCTTTTTTGAATTTGATAATGAAAGCCAGCTAGACAGCGAAGGACTTTATCAGGTCTCTTATGTTGTCTATTTAATTTAAGGAGGAATTAAATGACTAAACAAAATAACAAAGTCGAATATGGACTGGAAAATGTCCACTGGGCAACAATCACAGAAGCTGAAGATGGGAAAATCACCTATGGCACGCCAGAACCATTACCTGGTGCTAATAAGCTAGAATTAGAACCAAAAGGTGAAACAATGACATTTAATGCGGATAACACTGAATATTTTGGCGGCGAAACCAATCTTGGGTATACAGGAACGGCCACTTTCGCAAAACTTACAGAAAGTTTCTTAATGAAAGTTTTAGGAGAGGTTTTGGAAGAAGACGGTACTGTCTCTGAAATCTCAAATGCAGTCACTTCGCGCTTTGCACTTATGTTTCAATTTGAAGGGGATAAACTGCAAACTCGACATGTACTTTATTATTGTAAGGCTAGTCGTCCAAAAGGTGGGTCACAGACAAAAGGAAGTGATGTTAATACGGTAGAGCTGGAATTTTCTGCAACTCCTCGACCAATTGATAAACGTGTTAAGAATCGCACAACAAAAGACACAACAGATGAAGTTTACAATAACTGGTTTAAGTCCGTGCATGAGCCAGCTGCTAAAGTTGAGAATCCAGGAGGTCGATAATGGAACGCACTATTGAAATTGATGGTATTGATTATCGTTTAGTGACAAACGCTTTTACTCCAATTGCGTACAAAAATCAATTTGGTCGTGACTATTTTCAGGATATGCTGAATATGTTTGAGGGCGAACAGATGATGAACATGATTAAAGCAGCTGAAGGAAATCAAAACGTTACTGAACTTGATATGTCAGCGTTAAAAAACTTTGATATGACCTTTTTCCAACGTTTATTTTGGGTCTTTGTCAAATCGGCTAACCCACAAACAGATCCTTTTGAACAGTATTTCCAAAAAATGGAACGTTTCCCAATTTCAGAAATTGCACCTATCATGATGGAAATGCTTGAGGATAATATGGCAACTAAAAAAAAGTCGATGACTCCACCAATGCAAGCAATGAGGTATTCACAGTAGAGTCCTACCTGGCTTGCTGCAAAGAGACAGGCTTGTCATTAGACGAACTCAAAGAAATTTCAATGGGAATGGCTTTGGATTACCAGACAGACTACATCAACGCACGAACCGAAAATTCAGAAGGAAATTCTGGACCAACTCGCAAAGCTAGTCAATCAGATTTTAATTCATTTTAATAACGGGCCGTCATTTTGACGGCTTTTATTTTCAAAGAAAGGAGATATATGGCTGGAAAAATCAAAGGGATAACCATTGAAATTGGTGGCAATACCCAACCGCTTGAAAAAGCTTTGAAAGGTGTTAATGATAGTTCTGTTAAGACTTCAAGAGAAATCAAAGAAATTGATAAAGCTTTAAAATTTGACCCAGGAAATGTTGTCTTGCTGACGCAGAAACAAGAACTGTTAGGAAAGCAAATTGCTACTAACAAAGAAAAACTTGAAACGTTGCGTCATGCTCAATCACAAGTTGAATCACAGTTCAAATCTGGCGAGATAGGAGCAGAGCAGTATCGAGCCTTTCAGCGTGAAGTTGAGCAGACAAAGAATATTCTAGGTAGTTATGAGAATAAGTTAGAAAATGTTAATCAGGCATTAGCTGGTAATGGTCAGGCTGTAGAGAATAATACTAAGACAATGAAAGGTTTGCAAGAAGAAACGAATAATCTCTTGAAAGCTGACCTTATCAATGATTTTAGCGATAAGCTATCTGCCGCTTCAGACAAACTTGTAGACATCGGAAAAAATGCTTTGGATGCCTTTAGAGAAGTTGATGAAGGTATGGATACCATCACAAAAAAAACAGGAGCTAGTGGTCAAGCGTTAGCTGATATGCAAGATATTGCTAGCAACCTTACTACATCTATTCCGACAGATTTTAAAACAGCGGGTAGCGCTGTAGGAGAGTTGAATACTCAATTTGGTTTGACTGGCGATGCATTACAATCTGCCTCTGAATATCTGATTAAGTTTGCGGATATCAATGGTGCTGATGTAACTGATACAGCAGTATCAGCTAAACAAGCAATTGAAGCTTATGGACTGCAAGCAAGTGACCTGAATAGTGTTCTTGATACAGTTACCTATACTTCACAAGCTACAGGTGTTGGTGTGCAAGACTTAATGAGTAAGGCAATTGCTGGCGCACCTCAAATCAAGCAATTAGGTTTATCTTTTAATGAAGGTGTTACCCTTATGGGTAAATTTGAGCAAGCAGGTGTCGATTCGTCTGCTGCGTTAGGTTCTTTATCAAAAGCTTCTGTCACTTATGCTAAAAATGGGAAGTCGCTAAAAGATGGACTTGCTGAGACCGTTGAGAAAATAAAAAATAGCACAAATGAAACCGAAGCATTAACAGCAGCTTCTGAGATTTTTGGAACAAAAGGTGCTTCACGAATGGTTGATGCTATTAAACGTGGAACCCTTTCATTTGATGACCTTGCTAAAGCTGCCGAGAATTCATCAGGTATTGTCGGAAATACATACAATGAAACGCTTGATCCAATAGATGAGTTTACAGTAGCTCAAAATACTGCAAAGAAAGCTATGTCAGAAGTTGGAGCTGCTATCGCTGAGGCTCTAGCACCTGTTTTAAAATCTTTAGGAAAAATTTTAAAACAAGTGGCTGAATGGTTTAGCCACTTGTCAGCTCCAGTTAAACAGTTTATTGTTATTTTTGCTTTAGGTGTTACTGTCGTTGGAGCTCTGTTGCCTGTATTTTTAGCCCTTCAAGCCGCAGCATTGGCAGCAGAAACGACTATAGGTGGATTAGTTGCTGCTTTCTTACCTATTGCAGGAATAATACTAGGAGTTATTGCAGTTATTGCTTTATTGGTTATAGCTTTTAAAACTCTTTGGGATAATAACAAAGAATTTAGGAATGCTGTTACTCAGATTTGGAATAGCATTCTAAAAATATTTAAGAATATTATTTCTGAAATTTCATCTTTTATCATGAGTATTTGGGGGGACTTAACCAAATGGTGGAAAGATAATCAGAAACTAATCCAATCAACAACTAGAATTGTTTGGAACAACATCCAGAAAATCATCAAGATAGTCATGAAAGTGATTGGTCCAATAATTAAAGCAGCAATGACCAATATAAAAACAACAATCAAAACAACTTGGACGATTATTAAGACAATTATTTCCACTACGCTGAATGTTGTGTTAGGTATTATTAAAGCAATTATGCAAGTTATAAATGGTGACTGGAAAGGTGCGTGGCAAACTCTCAAAGATACTGCTAAAGTCTTTATTGAAAGTGTGAAAGCGGTTGTCAATACAGCACTTGAAGCACTAAAAGCAACATTCACAAATTCATGGCAAGCAATGAAACAGGTTGTTTCCACTGTACTTGCTGCAATTGTATCAATTGTTCAAAGTATTTGGTCTTCTATTGTGAGCTATTTAAGCGGTGTTGGCCAGTCAATCCATAATACAGCTTCCAATATTTGGAATTCCATTTTATCGACATTAACTGGCATTTGGAATAGCATCTACAATGCTGTGATGAATGTTTTTAATGCGGTGGCTAACTTTTTATCAAATCTATGGAATACTATCTCAAGCACAGCATCCAACGTCTGGAATGCCATTATGATGACACTGCAGTTTATTTGGAACAGTATTTATAATACCGTTATGTCCGTCTGGAATGCTATTTGGAACTTTTTGTCAAATTTGTGGAATACAATTTCTACAACAGCTTCAAATATTTTTAACGGTATAAAAAATACAATTTCAAACATTTGGAACGGCATGCTTCTTACGACTCAACATATTTGGAATGGTATTAAAGATACTATTTCAAACACAATCAATGGTGCTAAAAATATTGTAAAAAATACCATTGAAGCTATGAAAAGATTATTTGATTTCAAATGGTCACTACCTAAACCCAAAATTCCTCACTTTACTGTGAGTGGAGGAAAAGCACCTTGGGGATTCGGTGGTGAAGGCTCCCTTCCTAGTATAGGAGTTGAGTGGTACGCTAAAGGTGGTATTTTGACAAAACCAACTGCTTTTGGGATGAATGGTACTAATCTTATGGTTGGTGGCGAAGCAGGTGCTGAAGCTGTATTACCACTTAATGAAAGCACGCTTGGTATGATTGCAGATCGCATTATGTCAACAGTCACAGATAAGATAGTGGTTAATGTTCCTAAACAAGAACTTCAACCAATTATCTTAAACGTTGATGGGAAGACATTTGCTAAGTTGATGGTAGGTTACATCTCTGATGCACAAGCTGATCGTCTGAGAATTATAGAAAGTGGAGGGACAATTTAATGTCTATGAAACATTATGGCATTACATTCAATGGCAGGCATTCATTCGATGATGAGGGATTGATTCTGCTTGAAGATAAAGAAATTGGCATTCCAGATAAGAAGAAAGTCACTATACAAGTGCCATTTTCAAATGAAGTCTATGATTTTTCAACTGTTTATGGTGGTCAGTTATATGAACAACGGAAACTAACCTACAATATCCAAATACAAAATAACATTTATGGAACTAAAGAAGCCATGAATATGACAAAAACCAAAGCAATTAACTGGCTTATGGGAACGACTGGATATACTAAGCTCGTTGATGATGCTTATCCTGGTTATTATTTTATGGCTGAGGTTCAAGGAAGTTCATCATTTGTTGAAGATTGGAGCCATGGAGTCTTAAAAGTCACTTTCACGGCTTATCCTTTTATGATTTCGGAAAAAGCTGAAGGGAGTGATATTTGGGATGATATCAACTTTGAACTTGATGTATTACAAGATGTCTCCTTTGATGTTAAGGGAGAAACGACTGTTCTGCTCTACAATAACGGTATTAGTCTAGCTCGTCCAGAAATCACGGCAACAGCACCGTTTAAACTAATGCTTGATGGAAATGAGCATAGTATTAGCGTAGGAAGTCGTATCTATGATTATTTGACACTGTCAGATATGAATGAAATTCACATTGTAGGGACTGGGAAAATTAGCTTTAAGTGGTTTAAGGAGTTAATCTAATGTATCGAGTAACTTTAATAAATGATGGACGTGAAACGATCATTCATAATCCTTATACAGGTGGAAATAAATTGCTGACAGGTGTTATCAAACTAGAAATCAACAAGGTTGGCCAGTTTGACTTTCAGTTTTTGCCAAATAATGACGGTTATAAGTCTAAAATCAGACCTCTACTCACGTTGGTTCAAGTTGTTAATGAAGTGACTGACAAAGAAGTCTTTTTTGGCCGCATCGGACCAATTGCTAAAGATATGGTTGAGTCTGGCATCACGTCATTTACATATAATGCAAAAAGTGAACTTGATTTTCTAAATGATAGTAAGCAAAAGCCACTTATTTTCAAAGGTGGAAAGCGCGCACTCTTGCAACGCTTGTTAGGTTATCATAATCAAATGACTGAGAGCTACAAATCTTTTCAAATTGGTGATATTACTGATTTCATTAGCGGAAATGACTATATTGAGTGTGAAATTGACGCTACGAAGACAACTTTAGCAATTATCACCGAGCTTATTATTGATAAGTTTAGCTTGGAAATACAAGTCAGACGTGAAAATGGCGTTCGTTACCTTGATATAAAGAAAAAGATTGGAACAGATAGTAATACAGCTATTAAATTGACGGTCAATATGGTCAGAAATTCTCAAAAGCTTAATCCAGATGAAATCAAGACTAGACTCGTGCCACTTGGAAAGCGTAATGAGAATACAGGGGAGCGTCTAACGATTGCTAGTGTTAATGGTGGTAGAGATTATATCGATAGGCCTGATTTGATAGATGAATTTGGGATAAAATGTGATAACCTCACACTAGATGATGAAACAGATCCAACAGCACTGAAAAAGGCTGCTGAGGATGTGATGAAAAGTCAAAAAACAGTGAATTATCAATATACGTTGGACGCTATCAATCTTAATCTTATTAAACCGAATTTTGATGAACTGGTTGAAGGAAATACTTACCCAGTCATCAACCCTGTCATGGGAATTGATGAACGCCTTAGAATTGTCAGTCGTCAGATTGACATCTCCAAAGTTGAGAAATCAACTTTGACTATTGGTGACAAATTCAAATCTGCTGAAGAGTATCAAGCAGAACTTATCAGACAACGGACACAAAATCTAGTTTCAAAACAACGGCTGGAAGCAACAGAGGAAGCTTTGAAAAAAATTCAGGAAGAAATGGCAAAACAAAATCCAGACACAAAACCAACGAAACCTGAAAAAACAGAAGGAGAGAGTTAATGGCAGGAATTGACAAATATTTAGACATCATAAAAAAAGGAGTTTTCGGTCGCGATGTTAGAAAAGCAATTCATGATGGAATAGCACAAGTTTATGAAGATGCAACCTTTGATGGAAACACGAATATGGAGGTTGCAAAAGCGAGAGGAGTTAATAACACACTTTCGGAACGATTGCGAAATATGGATGGAATCATTGACAATTCTGTGAAAGAAGTTGAGAATACGAAAAAGCGCCTTGAAAATATTATTGTTTCTGGTGGAGACGGAAATTTACCGACTGAATTGATCGATATTCGAGTCGGTGGGGATGGAAGAAAATATTCTACGGCTGGCGAAGCTGTCAGAAAATTAGCTAGTGGAGAGGCACTTTTAGAAAATTCTATTTCATTGAAGCATCTTGATTTTTTGAATCCTGACAACCTCGCTTTTGGGAAAATTTCAAAAGTAATTAATCTAAATGGATCAGATTCGAGTAATATGTTGATTCTAAAACGTGATTTAAAATATTGTTTGATTGTCAGATTAAAGCCAAACACACCTTACACATTCTTTAATGCAAGAAATCTAACAAAAGAGGATGGATATTTCTGGACAAAGCTAGTTCTTACTTCTAAAACAGTTAGTGAGGTTATTGATTCGTTAGACGGGACAAAAATCAATAATGTTTTGACAACCTCAACAACATTATTTTTGGATTATTATCAATTTCAAACAAATGAAGATGATTTGACTTTGATAGCTCAAATTTCTAAAAATATCGTACCTGATTATATTGAGTTAGTAGAGGGACATCGTACCACCAGAAAATATAATAATTATGATGAGAACGTTCGTCCACTAGGAAGCGTTTATACAAAAAAAGAAGTGGATAGTCTACTTACGTCAAGTAACGCTAATTCCAAAATTAGCCGATTGGTCAAAAAGGGCAATCTAATAAATTTAGCTATGACTTCAAAAGTATCTTATACCCTAAAACACAATATAAACCAAGAAGTCAATCTTGACACATGGCTGATTCATTCTAGCGCTGTTGACGGAGTTAATTTATGGGAGGGGACAGATATTGAAGGACCGATTTTGGAAAAAAATGCGGTCGACTTCATTGGAGGCATTCACGGAGACGAAGAATATACATCTGTAACTGTTATTTGCGACGGGAAAGTACTTGATTTAACGAAGGATTATACTCTAGATTTTACCAATTTAACAGTATTTGTGACGTCAAAATTATTCCATTGTAACACAAATCGTGAAGCGATTTTACGAGAAAAAAGATTGGAATTTGAAGGAGAGAGACTAATTGTATCTAATCATTTCACATTTTTGGATAATTTTGTTGTAAGTAGATGTACAATTGGAGGTTTGTACTCAGTGTATAAAGATCTTTTGACAGGCTATGCCTCAGATTATAATTACAAATTTATGAAATCTGGAAGTATCGACTGGAATCCTAACATCAAAAAAGTTACTTTTTACGGTCAGAAAAATTTTCATGTTGAAATCGAAAATCTTTCTGGTGAGAATAAAAACTTTAAAGGAGGGGTTACAGATTTCTATAACGAGAGCAGACCTCGGTTTAAAGCCTATCTGGATGTCATAAATTCTGATGAAGGCGTTCCTTTTAAAAATGGAGATCAGCTATCAGCTTCGTATTCTATAAAAATTCTTTGATGGAGGTGTTGAAATGTGAACCATATTATCGAAATTATGGACAAGTTGACGCCTATCATAATCACAATCATCCCAAGTTATTTTAGCTATAGAAGCAACCAAAATAGCAAAGAGACAGATAAAAAAATACAAGTTTTATCTGAAGAAATCGGCGATCTAAAGGATGCAGTTGTCAGTGTCAAGAACATCGGAGACAAAAATAACCAAGATTTGAGTCTGATACAAAAAGGCTTGCAACGGCTGCAGCGTTTTCGATTGCAGGAAAATTTAAAAAAAGCATTGAGACGGGGCTGGACAACCCAGCACGAACTAGAAGAGCTCACCCGTCTTTTTGCAAGCTATGTTGAGCTTGGTGGCAATGGAGCTATCAAGATACTATTCGAGAAATTCTCGAACTTGGAAATTAGAGAGGAAAAATAAAATGAATAAAATTAACTGGACTGTACGTTTAAGAAATAAAAACTTCTGGCTGGCTCTTGTACCAGCTATCGCTCTACTGTTACAAGCAGGAGCAGATATCTTTGGAATTAAACTAGATTTTGGAGTTATGATTGATAAGATTTTAGTATTTATCAACGTGCTATTCGCATTACTAGTTTTGATTGGGATTATCAACGATCCTACCACAGCAGGGTTTAGCGACTCAAAGCGTGCTTTAGGATATGAAGAACCACACAAGGCAGAAACGGAAGGGGAATAGATATGAGTATTGAATCTAGTATTGCAGAAATGCGCAACTTGGCTGCTACCCCTGTTTACTATGATATGGGCGACCGTTATGGAAATGACGCAGACCGAGACGGACGAATCGAGTATGATTGTAGCTCTGCAGTTAGTAAAGCAGTCGGATTGAGCCTTAATAACAACACAGAGACACTTAAGAGCAATTTACCTACAATTGGGTACAATTGCGTTTACGATGGCGTAGACGGCTCTTTTGAAGCCCAGAGAGGTGATGTGGTTATCTGGGGACCTCGTGATATGTCAAGTTCGCTAGGTGCGTTTGGGCATGTTGTGATTATGACTGGTCCGTCTACAATGATCCACTGTAATTATGGGTACGACGGTGTGACCGAAAATGACTACAATCAAATCTGGGAAATCAACGGGCGGCCTCGAGAAACAGTTTACCGCTTAAATGCACAAGCACAAGCTGCACCAGCTCAGTCACAAACAAGTAACAAATTGAAGATCTATCAAGTAAATGATTTGCAATTCGTCAATGGAATTTGGCAAGTCAAGTGTGATGATCTCTGCCCAATTGACTTTGACTGGACGGATAACGGGATTGATGTTGCGGACATTGACATCACAGACGCAAACGGCAATGTGATTAGCGACCAAGAGACAAAAGTAGGTAGCTACTTCGTCATCAATCCAGACAAAGTCGTTTCTGATGGTCCAGGAGCTTATGGCTCTGGTAGCTACTATTGGCGACACGTCACCCTTGCTGCAAGTGGACAAATTTGGCTGTCGGTTTGGGATGTTAATCATTTGCTTTATGGTTAATTTATAAAATAAAAAAGGTATAATGTACCCTAAAATCCCTACTAGCTTAACGGCTGGTAGGGATTTTTTTGTTGCTTCAAATAGCAATATAAAGCGATTTGAAACACTTTTACATAATAATATTATTACGTTTTTCTTGACGAATTTAACATAATGTGAAATAATGATATTGAACATAATCGGTGAAAAACCACCTCTTTTCTATGTTCCGACCTCAATAGTCGTTAAACTCAACGCTTTTATGGCAATGAGGGGGCGGAGGGACGCGCTCGTTAACAGAAGTATCCCGTTGGAGATGCACTCCACACAAGATGACAAAAATGTTTGTATTGAATTTAAGACTATTGTATACTGAAAATACATAGGTAATAGATGTATCTAACTATGTGTTTTTTATACTACTTGACAAGGAGGAACGAGTATGAACCAACAAACAAATTTTTTAATGACAAAAAATAGTTTTGTATCAGGAATGGCCCGAGTCGTTGATATTGGTTCCAAGTGTAATAAAAAAATTTATATCACATCTAAATCAGGGGACGAAGCCGACAAAAAAGCTATTTTGAATGACTGGACTATGATTGGTAAAGATATTTGGGGTGCATATGACAAATTCAAGCAAGAAAACCAAGTCTAAATCAAATAAAACAAAAGATCTTTCAGAAACTCAAGTGTTAGAAATCATAGAAAACCAACCTGAAAAAGTTCGAGAATCCATAACTAAAACATTAGTCTCTGAAAGCGTGAGTTATGAAGGTCCTATCCCTCCCCCTTCATTGTTAAAAGAATTTGATAATGTCATTCCAAATGGAGCTGATCGAATTATGACTATGGCAGAAAAACAATTAGAACATAGAATTGATTTAGAGAGTAAGATGGTTAGTGCTAACAATAGAGACTCAATTTTGGGTGTCATTTTTGGCGGTGTTTTGGGGATAATTTCTGTTTTAGGCGGAATCTATCTTATTTCAAAGGATAAGAATGTTCAAGGATTTATACTTTTGCTAAGTACAGTTGGCACTTTGGTTGGCGTTTATATAGGCAGTTCTATAAAAGATGAGAAAGATTTGAATAATAAGAAATAAGCCTAGCACTCAAACTAGGCTTTTTTGTTTGCTCAAAATATAACAGAAGATCAATTTTGTTAATATCAACAAAATTGATAATATCAAGGTTTTTATGATTCGAGAATTTCCATTAAAAAGGCTATTTTAAAAAATGTCCGTTCTGATGGAAATTGAGGAAGCAACCAAAAAGCTGTCAGCTATTGCTGTTATCTTTTTTTAATTCTTCTGCATATTCCGTTAACTTACTAGCAACCTTTAAACTGAGATTTTCAATTTTTCGTGTGCCGGCTTTTAAATGTGATAGGTTAGCTTGTGCTACACCGGTTGCTTTTGATATTTCATATTGACTGCAATTCTTAATGAGCCATTCTATCTTTTCACTATCTGCTTTCATGATGAATCTCCTATTTTGTAATGAAATATAAGACAATTGCAAACACAATCAGCCATATAATAAATGCTTTCCAGTCAAAAGAGTGTTTGGTGATTTTTAGATTTACTTTCATGTCTTTTTTTGATATACTTTTTATATAAGCCCCCAAACGGGGCGGGGAGGATTACTCCCCGATTTCGATTTGCCACTCAAAGCTAATGATTACTAAGTTTATCTTGACGGAGAACTTGAATTTTAGCTTTAGTGGTTTTTTCCTATGCTTGGCCCGCATATCTTTACCTCCTACTTTATTTGTAAGGTTTGCCAACCTCCTTACATTATCTATTATATATCAAACGATATACAATGTCAAGCGATTTGATAAAGTTTTTTGATTTTTTTCAAAAAATTTCTTCTCAATTAATTCAAGATAAATTTGCCCCAAATTCGCCCCAAAATATTTTTAAAGTTTGCTTGATTTAACCGAACAA